ACCAATTTGCCATAAATCGTGAGGTTTCGGACCTATGAGGCAGCGAGGCCGGCAGAGCCTGGCGGCGCTGACGGCGCCTGCGGGCGAGGCATCGGGCGCGGTAACGCTCTTGGAGCGCCCTGCGGCGCCGCTGGACCTGACGCCAGAGGAAACAGACGAGTGGGTGTCGGTGGTGGACGCCATGCCCGCCGACTGGTTCCCGCGCGAGACGCACGCGCTGTTGCGGCAATACGTCCGGCACACGGTGTCGGCGCGCCGGGTGGCGCAGATGATTGACGCCGAGATGTCGCGCGATCAGCTCGACGTGGGGGCACTCGACAAGATGTTGCAGATGCAGGCGCGCGAGACGGCGGCGCTCAAGGCGCTGGCGGCTTCGATGCGGCTGGCGCAGCAGTCTGCCCGCACTGACGGGGCAGCCGGTACGGCGAAGCGCGGCAGCCGGGCGATGAAGCGACCATGGGAAAGCGAATAGCAGAGCCGAAGGCGGCTATCAGCCGGGCCGAGCAAAACATCCGGTGGTGCGAAAAACATATCCGGATACCGGAGGGGAAGTTCGTCGGCCAGCCGCTCAAAATGGCCGAGTTCATGCGCGAAGACTTCCGCGCGATCTACGACAACCCGCATGGAACGCGGCGCGCGATCATCAGCCGAGGGCGCAAGAACGCCAAGACGACTGAGAGCGCCATGATCTTGTTGCTGCATTTGGTTGGCCCCGAGGCCAAGCCGAACGCGCAGCTATACTCGGCGGCGCAGTCTCGTGAGCAGGCTAGCATCCTGTTCGCGCTGGCCGCCAAAATGGTGCGGTTATCGCCCGACCTGAGTGCGCATGTCGGCATCCGAGACACGGCGAAGCAACTCTACTGCCAGGATTTGGGCACGCTCTACCGGGCGCTTTCTGCTGACGCGACGACGGCTTACGGCTTGTCGCCTGTGCTGACGATCCATGACGAGCTAGGGCAGGTTCGCGGCCCGCGCTCGCCGCTCTACGACGCTTTGGAGACGGCGACGGCGGCGCAGGAACAGCCGTTGACCATCGTCATCTCGACGCAGGCGCCGAACGATGACGACCTTCTGAGTGTCCTGATTGACGACGCGCAGAAGGGCGGCGATCCGCGAACCGCGCTGCGTTTCAACACAGCGCCGCAGGACATGGACCCGTTTGGCGAGGAAGCCATTCGGCTAGCTAACCCGGCGTTCGGCGTGTTCATGAACCCGGTTGAAGTGCTGGCGATGGCAGAGGATGCGCGGCGGATGCCGTCGCGAGAGGCCGAGTATAGGAACCTTGTCCTCAATCAGCGGGTTGAAGCAAACAACCCCTACGTCTCGCCGGCCATCTGGAACGCATGCGGCAAGGAGCCGGCGGCGGATTGGGATGGCGCCGAGGTGTTCGCCGGCTTGGACCTGTCGGCGTCGAGTGACCTAACAGCGTTCGTGCGGGTGGCGTGGATCAACGGCGATCTGCACGTCCGGCCGCAGTTCTGGTTGCCGGGCGATGGCCTGGTGGAGAAGGCGCGCGCGGATCGCGTGCCCTATGACGTGTGGCAGAAGGCCAGGCATCTCGAAGCCACGCCCGGCCGGACGGTCGATTATGATTGGGTGGCGCCGCAGGTTCTGGCGATGCTGCGTTCCGAGCGGATTGCTCGCGTGGCGTTCGACCGTTGGAACATGCGATTTTTCCATCCTGCGCTTGTGCGCGCGGGGGCTTCTGCCGAGGAAATCGAGCGGTTCGTGGAGTTCGGGCAGGGGTTCCAATCCATGACCCCGGCGCTTCGGGCGCTCGACGGAGTGTTGCTGAACGGGAAGCTCCGCCACGGCGGGCATCCCGTGCTGACGATGTGCGCGGCCAATTCAGTCGTGAAGTCGGACCCGTCCGGAAACCGGAAGCTGGTGAAGTTGGCCGATAGCCGGAGGATCGACGGTATGATTGCTCTGGCGATGGCAGTGGCGACGGCGGGCGATCCGGTTGCGGTCGAGGAAGCGCCGGAACCTCGGGTACTGTTCCTGTGAGCGTCGCGGGCTGGTTTCAGATCGCACGTGCGCTAGAGCCTCGCGCGGCGGTGGATAGTGCCGCTGTGCGCCGTGGTGATGCCGTGTGGGAAGCGTTGGCCGCCCCGAACGGGGCGTCGGGCGCGCCGAGCGAGCGTGCCGCGCTGTCTGTGTCGGCGGTCTATGCGTGCGTGCAGTTAATTGCGGGCGCCATTGCCGCGTTGCCGATGCATATTTACCGGCAGGCGCAGGACGGCGACCGCACGCGCGACCTGAATAGTGATCTGTGGTGGGTTCTCAACGAACAGTTCAGCCCGCGTTGGTTGGCGTCGTCCGGCTGGTCTTTCCTAGTCGGATCGAAGCTGCTGCACGGCGACGGCTTCGCGGAAATACTGCGCGGGCCTGGCGGGCGCATCGTTGGGCTTATGCCGTTGCATCCCGACCGGGTGCGCGTGGTCGCTGTTCCTGATGGGTCGCGGCTGGTCTACGAAGTGCATCCCGACCTGACGATTGAGCGCCCTGCGCCCGAGGTTTCGCGCATTCGCGTTCTCGATCAGGACGACGTGTTGCATGTGCCGGGGTTCGGCTTCAATGGGCTGCGTGGCCTGTCGCCGCTCAAGCATGCGCTGCGGGTGTCCGGCAGGCTGGCGATCAGCGCGCAGGATTTCAGCGCGCAGTTCCTGCAAAACATGGCGCGGCCTGACTATGCGCTCAAGACTGACGGCAACCTGACGAAGCAGCAGGTCGAAGACCTCCGCGAGCAGGTCGCATCCAACCACGGCGGCACCATGCGGGGCGGCAAGCCCATGGTGTTGCAGGGCGGGCTTTCTATCCAGTCGCTAACGATGCCGCTGGAAGACATGCAGTTCCTTGAAACCCGCAAGTTTCAGGTCGAGGAAATCGCGCGGGTCTACGGCGTGCCTGCGTTCATGATCGGCCACACGGAAAAGACGACTTCCTGGGGCACGGGCGTTGAGGCGATGGGCAAGGGGTTCGTGCGGTTTTCGCTGCGCGACCATCTGAACGCCTTTCAGAACGAGATCAATCGGAAGTTCTTCCGCAATGCGGGCCGCGTCGCGGAGTTCGACACGTCTGAACTAGAGCGGGGCGACACGAAGGCGATGTATGAGGCGCTGCGCATCGGCCTTGGCCGCGCTGGCGAGCCTGCGTTCATGAGCGTCGAGGAAGTCCGCGCAAAGCTGAACATGAGCCGCACCGTCAAGGGGAAGTTGCCGGAATACACGGCCCCGGCGCCGCAGGAGACACCGGCATGACGCCACATATTCGCATGCGCCTCGCCAACAAAGCCAAGGGCGAGTTTCGCGCGGACGGTGATGTCCTGTGGCTCTACGACGCCATTGCCAGCGATCAGGACGAAGCCGACTGGTTCGGCGGCGTCGCGCCGCAGTCGTTCATGGCCGCGCTGCGCGCCACGACAGGGCCGGTTACGCTTCGCATCAATTCGCCGGGCGGCTCCGTCTTCGGCGCGCAGGCGATGGTGGCAGCGATGCGCGAACATCCGCACCCGATTACGGCGCGGATTGACAGCCTCGCCGCTTCTGCCGCGTCGGTTATTGCCGCCGAAGCCGCTGCCGTTGAGATGGCGCCCGGCGCCATGCTCATGATCCATAAGTCGTGGGGAATGAGCATCGGCAACGCTGACGACATGCTTGCGACGGCGAGCCTGCTTGAGAAGATCGACGGGCAGATTGCCGTTAGCTACGCGCGTCGCGCGGGTGGTGATGTTGCCGAGTTTCTTGAGCAGATGGCCGCCGAGACGTGGTTTTCTGCCGAGGAAGCCGTTGCCGCCGGCCTGGCGGATCGCGTTATCGGCGAAAACCGGCAACGCCCGGCTGCGCGTTGGGATTTGAGCGCCTTCGCGAAGGCGCCGTCACTCCCCGAAACCAAGGACGAGCCGGCGCCGCCGGTTCAGGACATGCGCGCCATGCGCGTGCGGCAACACGCCGCACGGATGGCGTTCTCCCAGGTCTGAGCGCAAGCCGCGCGCAGGCATTTCAACCCTGACGATGAAAGGAAACCCCATGAGCATTCAGGCTCTGCGGGAGCAGCGCGCGGCTGTTGGCGCGTCGATGAAGGCCCTTGTCGAGAAGAACGACTGGAACGCCGAGGTGGATCAGCCGATCTATGACCAGCAGATGTCGCAGATTGACGACATCGACGCGCGGATCAAGCGCATTGTTGACGCCAACGAGAAGATCGCAGCCGAGACGCGCAACGGCAATCTCGCCGAGGCGGCTGATCGTCGCGGGCGCGATGGTCGCGACCCCGGCCTGTCGGTCTACGCGAAGTGGCTCAAGGGCGGTGACAAGGCCCTGAACGCCGAGGATTGGGCGACCATCCGCGCCACGATGTCCACCACGACGCCGAGCGAAGGCGGCTACACGGTTGACAGCGCCGTTGCAACGTCCGTGCTGAATGCGCTCAAGGAATATGGCGGCGTTCGCGAAGTTGCGACCGTCATCCAGACCTCTGGCATCGGCGCCATGTCCTTCCCGACCAGCAACGGCACCGCCGAGGTTGGCGAGATCGTCGCGGAGAACGGCACGGCGAGCGACGCCGATGTCACCTTCGGCACCGTCGCCCTGCCTGTCTACAAGTATTCCTCGAAGGTCGTGACCGTGCCTTTCGAGCTTTTGCAGGACAGCAGCGTTGACGTTGAGGCGTTCGTGCGTGCGCGTCTGGTGGAGCGGCTGGGCCGCATCACCAACCTGCACTTCACGACCGGCACCGGCTCCGGCCAGCCGAACGGCGTCAACACGGCGGCGACTACCGGCGTGACCGCCGCGAACGGCACGACGCAGGTTACTGCCGTGACCTATGCGAGCCTCGTTGACTTGCAGCACTCGGTTGACCCGGCTTACCGGGCGCTCGGCCGTGGCCGCTGGATGTTCAACGACAGCACGCTCAAGGCGCTGCGCAAGATCGTTGATGGTTCCAGCCGCCCGATCTTCGCGCCGGGCTATGAGCAGGGCAACCCGGCGGGTGCGCCGGATCGCCTGCTTGGCGCGCCGATCACCATCAACCAGTCGATGCCCGACATGGCAGCGTCTGCGCGATCCATCCTGTTCGGCGACTTCTCGTTCTATCACGTCCGCGACGTGATGGCCGTCGAGATGTTCCGCTTCACCGACAGCGCCTTCACGAAGAAGGGCCAGGTTGGCTTCCTCGCGTGGATGCGTTCGGGTGGCAACCTGATCGACGTTGGCGGCGCCGTGAAGGTGTTTATTAACGCGGCCAGCTAGCGCGGCGTGGCGGCGCCGGGAAACTGGCGCCGCCTTCCATTCCGACATGAAAGGACAGCGCCATGCGCTTCGATCAATCGCAGAAGATGACGGCGGATGTGCTGCTGCCCGCCGCAGCCTATGACGCCGACAACACGCCTGCCGCCTTCGATGTGGGCAAGGCCGACGCCTGCACGATCTTCATCAAGGTTGGCGTGGGCGGCATCACGTTCAGCGGCACGAACAAGGTCGAGTTCAAGCTGACGCATTGCGACACGTCGGGCGGCTCCTATACCGCCGTGGAGCAGGCCGATGTGGTCGGCGCCACGGTGACGACCGGCGGCATCGTCCGCTCGCTCATCGCGGCGCACGCGACGCCATCGGTGACGATGGTCGGCTATGTCGGCCGCAAGCAGTACCTCAAGCTGCTTGCCGACTTCAGCGGCACTCACGGCGTTGCGACGCCGATGTCCGCAATCGGCGTGCGCGGCCTTCTGGATCGCGTCAGCCCGGCTTGATCGGCGTAGGGCGGCCATTGTGCCGCCATGCTGCCTAGCGGAGTGCGGTTGATGGACCTTCGGCTAATCACCGCGCCCACGAGCGAGCCTGTCTCGCTCACGGACGTGCAGGCGCATGTTCGCGCGCCTGTCGATGGACCCGACGCGGCGATCATTGCTGCGTATTTGCAGGCCGCCCGCGAGAGCGTGGAAGCGCATACGGGCCGCGTCCTGATGCCGCAGACCTGGCAGATCACGCTGCCAGAGTTTCCTGCGAACAACGGCGCGATCATGCTGCCGAAGCCGCCGCTCGTGTCGGTGACCTCAGTTGCCATCACGAACGCGGACGGCGACGCGGAGACAATTTCTGGCGCGCTGTATCAGGTGGCGACGCCATCGGGTGCGCACGCGCAGCCTGGATACCTGGCGCCGGCATACGGCGAGAACTGGCCGGAAACGCAGCCGGATACGGTTAACGCCGTGCGGGTGACGTTCTCGGCGGGTTATGTGAGCGCGGCGAACGTGCCTGCTGCGCTGCGTGCGGCGATGCTGCTGATTGTTGGCGAGTTGTATGAAAACCGCGAGGCGACGACGGCGCGCCCGCTGACTGAGAACCCGGCGGTGAAGCGCCTGCTTGATCCCTATCGGGTTTGGTCGCTGTGAGTGCGGGGCGGTTCCGGCATTTGGTCACGCTGGAGCAGCGGACGCAGGGCGCCGATGGAAGCGTGGGCTTGTCGATCGGCTACACGGTAGTTGATGATGTCTGGGCCGATATGGTCGCCGTGCGCGGCTCCGATTACCTCGCCAGCGTTCAGTTAGGCGAGGCGTCAACGCATCGCATTACCATTCGCCGTCGTGCGATGGATGACTTCAATTACATCAACTACGAGGGCCGCCGCTTTCGCAAGCAGAGCGTCCGCGACCCGGACGGGCGGCGGCGCGTGCTGGAAGTGATGGCGGTTGAGCTAGACGCGGAGGAGGTGTGATGGCTCTCGGCGTTGGGCTTAACGTCACACGCGGGCGCACGGCGTTTCTCGATCTGGCTATTGATGCCGGGCGCATGGACGACGCGCTCAAGGCTTCTGTCCGCAAGCTTTCAACGAAATATCGCGCCGAGGTTATCCGTCTTTTGTCGCAGCCCGGCAGCGGCAAGCAGTATCGCCTCACGCGCGGGGGCTACAAGGTTGTCAGGAAGCGCGTGGAGTTGTTTGGTGGGCGCAAGGCTACCATCCGCACCACGCAGCGCCAGGCGGCATCTGGCGCCGTTTACAGGGCTTCTGCGCCGGGCCAACCGCCCGCGCAGTTTACCGGCAATCTACTGCGCGGCGTGCGGACAAAGTACCCAAGCAAGGGCAAGGGATACACGGCGATCACGTTTAGCAACCGCCGCCTTGCCGCGCATCGGCATCTTCTTGAGTTCGGCACGGCCCAGCGGACGCAGCCAACCAAGGGCGGCAAGTCGCGCAACGTCGGCCGCGTGGCGCCGCGTCCTGTCTGGTCGCCGCTGGCGTCTAAGGCGTTCGCGGAGCTTGAGGCCGAAGTGCTTACCGCGCTGCGTCAGGTGGCGCGGTGAGGCCGTCTCTCATCATCCCGCGCCTGCGGAGCGGATGCCCGATCTTCAGCAACCGCGTGGCAGGCGCCGCTAGCCTCAAGCATGCGTTGATGCAAGATGACTTCCCTGTTCCGCACGCCTTCGTTGTGCGTGCGCCGCTGGAAGTCGGGGATCCGATGCTTTCCGACCTGGAGCAGGACGTGACGTTGGGTTTTGCCGTCGCCATCGCAGTAAGCAACACTTCGGATGAACGCGGCCAGGACGCATCCGAAGCCATGGCGGACTGCATCGCGGAGGTTGTCGCGGCGATCAAGGGCTGGACGCCGAACGGCGCGCTATTCGCGCCGATCCTGCTAGCGGGCGAGACGGGTGACTACACCGACTGGACCCGCGCCCGCGCATGGACGCAGCTTGACG